ATTGGCTGCGGGACCCCGTATGCAATTAAATTCACAATAGCCGTTTAAATATTTCGTCTTGTATGTAAATGTTATAATCGGAGATTCGGTTTTCTATTTCTAGCAATTTTTTCCGCTGAATAGTACTCAGTTCGGACATAAGTTCACAAATAGCATTCGCACATAATTTATTTTTTTCTTTTGCATTAATGGTACCTTCTATTTCTACAAGTATTTTATGCCATCTCATATACCTTACCTCCATCTAGCGTTCATAAAAATTTTACATTTTTTGTCGAATATTTCTTATTGTATTTACTCGTGAATATGGTATTATAAATTATAACATAGGCATACCTCCTGTCTCTCTTTGTAGATGGGGGTTGGCGAAAAAAGGGAGTCAAACTTTGGCGGTAGGGCTCCCTTTTATTTTGTAATTTCCATGACACGCACCTTCTTATTTATAATGAGTAGCAAACATATGTTCGGTATATATTCTAGTATAACACCTCTATAAAAACTTTCAAGTACTATAATATTCTCACTTGTGTTTAACTCGTCCAGGAACACCATATATAGTAGATGTGATAAATACAATCAACAAAATCACCTCTTTGTGATTTGTAATCTTTGTTAACATAATAACGTTATGATAACATTATATAGCTATTCCATTTTTTTAGCAATGAGTAAGTAGGATTATCGTATGAATATTTTGCACTAGGAGTATGGGACTGGTAATTATTATCCTTATGAAGTTTAAATCTATCCTCCTGTAGTTTATTTTATCCTTCTGGAGTTGGAAATGTGGTAATATTATGTAACCACTGGAGGATAAATATGATTGTATACAAGCTTGCAGACAAACTAAAAGAAAGATATATGAATCAGTTAGTCTTCAGTAAAAAAACTGGAATAAGATATAATACTGTCAACGCCTATTTCCATGGATACATAAAACGAATAAGGCCCGAAGACCTAGATAAAATGTGTTCTTTCCTTGAATGCTCCATTTCTGATTTAATTGAATATGTTCCTAACGAGAAAACAATTAAAAGTTGAAAAATTCTATATCGTATTGTTGTTGTGGCACTATAGGGTACCATAGAATCATTAAGTTATATTATGGTGAGATTAATCCGCTGCTAGCGCATCATCAATTACATATTCATCAGCGGCCCTCTTTAAGCCGTCAATGAGAACATTGTCCCATTTTATTTTTTTTATGCTTTGTTTTGTGAAGCCGATGATAAGGACAACTTTATTTTCCTTGTTGCCGTATATATCAATTAACTCCAAAGCCCACTCGATGGATAGCCCACTTTCGCTTTGCATAAATTCTTCGTCGCGAATTAATTCTTTCATTATTTTGATCGTATGTAGCACACACATATCTTCTATCATTTCATGTGTGAAATTTTCATCAGCATTTAAAACCAATCTTTTCATATTGTCAGTTTCGTAGAGATTAACAAATCTGCTATCACCCATATTCGTTTTTCCTAATAAATCCGTAGCCGTTACCCCAATATATTGATCTAAAGTTAAACTGTCTCTATTTGTTATATTCTTATAATTTGCATATACAAAAATAAGCATCACTATTAAAATAGCGGCAACTACTGAGCTTATAGACAAGAATATTATCATTTTGCTTCCCATGGGTTTTTTGGGCTTTGTTTGACTTGCCAATGTAAGCAGCGCCCTTTTATAATTGTATATAATATCAGGCAATAAGCATTTGGTTTTCATTTCATTTATCTGATCCGATGCGGTTTCGATTGCCTTTATGACATTTTGATCTTTTCTATTGTTTGGTATTTTTGCCCATAACGCTTTAATAAATTCTATCGGACTTCCTGCAATAATATTTTTTATAATGATTGTATCGGCAAGTATGTTTAGCGTTATTGTTTTTGCCAGGGTTGAATTTTCTGTTCCGAATATTTCATGAAAACCCGACGCTCTTAATGTCTCATTGTTATAAAATATTAATCGCTTATTTGTAATGCTTATAAGCCCCTCAAATAATATATCTCCGCTACACTTGCCATATAATGTACATTCTGTTTTTTCATCCGGGTCGAGTTTAGATTTTAATTCTTCCATTAATAATTTAGGGTCCGTAGACATCAAATCAACCCCTTCACAAATTATAAATTAATCATATCACCTATTAACGAATTTTGTAAAATATTTTTTGAAATTCCTTCTCTTGCAGATTGTAAAATCATGTTATATGATATAAATAAAAAGGTTGTGATTTCGTGAGCGAAAGCAGTTTATCCCCAGAAGTCATAAAACCCCAAAAACCAGCTAAATTTCCTTTGATAATTATTATATTATTTTTGTCTCCATTGCTGATATTGGCTGGATTAGTAATATATTCGGTAGTTGACTATTATGTCATATCTCCCATAATAGAGAAAAATATGTTGCCCGCGCAATACATATACCACAAACTAGGAGCGTGGAATGAAAAAAAACCTGAAAAAAGCGGTATAGTTGAAATAACTGGCGATATAGATAAGGGCGTATACAATATTGAATATAATTACTTTCCACTTGATAGCAACAACCTTGACAGCGAAATCGGCATAAAAACGGCTACAGCCTTTATTGGATCGTTTACAAAAAATCCACCCGTCACAAAATTAAATATAATTGTCAATGGCCCGCATAGCGATAAATATAAAAATACAATATGGATGCCTTATGTATCTTTTGCTTTAAATCGAGACACCATAGCGAAGGTTAATTATAATAATTTTCACGAGAGCGAACTACTTACGATAGCCGATAATGTCTATTATCCTTTAAAATAAGGGGGCTATTATGTTTTCAAAATATAAACGGAATTTTGTTGAGAAAAATAACGATGCCCTCCTTTTTTGGCAATATATCGGTGGTCCGCTCTCGTATGTTATTGGTGCCATTGTAATATTCGGCTTGGTCTTTGGGGGGGATAAAAATATATAACGCAATTGAAACCAGTCAGGAAAATGCTGAAATTGCAGCAAGTCAAAAGCTAGCCGCTGATCGTGAAAAAATCGTTGACGAATACATATCAATCAATAAAGATACTTTTGGAGAGATTGGAAAGAAGTGGAATATAGGCAATTTATTTTTTGCTCAAAATGATAAAGGCACTTATACGTTTGTTTTTCAAGGCTATATAGTAGCCGAAATTGATTTCGAAAATAAAACTGGCCAGAGCATAATAATTTACGAAGCTCCCAAACAATAATTATTCCGAGGTCCACAAATGACTAAGATAAAGTACGAAGTATCTTTTTACCGCCCCGGCGAGGATATCCCATATGTCTCTTGCTATGTCTGGGAGTTTAAGCCCCAAGGAGCAGAGGAATGGGCCAGGGGGTATTTTAAACCGCTGGAAGGAATAAGGATAATGGCAAACGAAGCGGTTACATCTTAAACAAATACCACTTGCAGCTTTTTACACTGGACAATACGAAGCATATTTTTTATTGTGACCGTTACTCTGATTGGCCTCGGATATCAGGTATATATGTTTTTCGCAAGGTTGTTTTAAGTTTTATTCCTGGCCGACCAACATGGGCGGCAGCCAGCGCAGAACAAGTTTCCGTTTGGCAGGATCGTCCTTTGGTCCAGTCCAGAAATGGTGCCAGTGAGCTCTCCTGATATGAGCATGTGGACTTGCGTGCGTGCCTGACTCGGAAATTACAGTTGTCTCGTCCTCTGATGCCTTTACCTCACGCAATATCCGCCCGGTATTGTCCCCCAAGTGCCAAAACTTCGGGGCTTTAGTCTCAAAATACCCGGTATGCGTATGTTTGATAATGTTTTCCGTAGGCTTATATGGTCGCTTTACCTCGCGGTATTCGGCATTCTCCGAGCAAAGATAAAGGATGATATTCAAAAACGGCGTCACATCGGCAGCATATTCCTTTCGGACTTCATTCATATCCACGCCGGCCGGGTAAGCGGCGTTGTACCGCTGCATCATTTCAGCGGTTTCCTCCAAAAGGATATCGACCGATTCCTGGATTGTATAATCGCCCAGGTGCAGGATTACAGGGATGGCGCCATCTTCGTTTTTTAAAGCGAGGATCCGAAGCTCGGCATAATTGTGGTTGACGTCATATTCCAAATGTGCAAGGATTCCCTCAATATCTGCGCCAAGAAATGATAGTCCGGGAGTTTCTATGCACACACCCCATTCAGGTAGCCGATAAAACAGTTGGGAAGGGATATCGCCCTCCATGGGCATTATTATAAGTTCCTCAAACAATGATTTGTCGAACCGGTAAACTCCTTTGCTGATCTTCCAGGCGGCCAGGGCTGCCAGCTCTCCCGGAGGATATCTTTGCGCCAAATCCAAAGACATTACCTTACCGGCTGATATTATTGCATAGGCCGCGGCCATTGGACAATAACACCAATCAGGCCAGTCGGGGAGTTTAGTCCCTCTATCATGCCGCATATCGGCAATACGCTGCCAGCAGCCTGGATAAGCTTTATTATATTTATTAATGAGGGAGTCAATTAAATCAGTTATCATATATCCTCCTTGGCAACGGGTTTACCAAGTGCGGTACGTAAGATATACTCATTTGCGCTATATTTAGTCCGCGCCGCCAGCTCGCATATTTTACGCCACTCTCTATCAGTGGCGAAAACCCTTCGCATTTTACGGCGCTCGACATCGGATGCCGGCATAATAGCGCCTTTTTTACCTTCAGCCGGAATATACCACCGGCCGGACTTCTCATCCTGGAAAGAGCCGAGAAGCTTTCCGGACTTACATAGTTTAACAGCCCATTGGACGGTTACACCGTGGGCCCTGGCATACTCCGTAGCCGTGACATATCCCTCTGGCCGGAGGAGTCTTTCCTCAGTCCAGCTCCGGCGCATGGCCTCAATACAATCAAGAGACTCACAAGTCCGTGACCGACCTACAACTGGCTTCTGGTGGCATATACAACAGATTGCTTGTTCCATACTTTCCCCTCCAAGCAGATTATATGCAAATTCTGAAACAAAAACAAGCATGAACTGAAATATTTCTATTGACATATACATGTCAGAGATATAATATTTAGTAGTAGTCGCTATTGCGTGGATTGAAATAGTTTATTATTAATGTTTTGTCGTTCCGCAAGGAACGTGGATTGAAAGAAATATAAATACCTTAGATGCATTACCTTTTGTCGTGCCAATATGCGGCACGTGGATTGAAATATGTTTTTAGTTATTTTGTCACCGTTAAGCCCTTCGCCCGGTATGGGCGCGGATCGAAACATGTTTATGATTGTTATGGAAAAGGCCGCAGAAATGCGGTTTTTTTCTATATCCCTCTTTTCAAAGTCCAATCTATAATCAAAGGGGCGCCATATGATCCCCTGGGCGACGGGTGTCCCGCGACGCCCCGAGGGGCGTTTCGGCCTGGTCCCTCCAGGCTCTCGTTCAGGCGGGGGGAAGACTCGAATGCACTTGACTTTTCTTGTATACTTATGGTATATTCTTTATATCGTTAACGATTTATTCCCCGTTTAGGGGACGAAAGCAATTTTTAAATTATCCCCGTTTAGGGGTCGGCATAGAGCGGTTATTATACCGCTCTTTTGCATTTATTCCGTGCTTCCCGGAGATATCCAAGTACACCCTCCATCAGCAAATGATTGAGCACAGTTAAATTCTTCGGGTACATCTATAAATTTAATCATGTCTTCAGGTGAAGCGATTATTTTTGCAATCATATGCTCGCAGGATGTACAATTATCTAAGTTTATACATTCGTCACAATGGCCTCTATCCCAAAATGTAAACACAACGATATTTTCGCAAAGGCTCGTCTTTCCGTATACAATAGGCGCCATTGTGTTAATAGTATCAAAGTTGGACTCGAATTCTTCTTTGCTTTTGGGGAAAAAAATCCTAATACTTTCAGCCCTTGGAGGGGCTGCCTTCTTTCTATGAATTAAAATCGCGTCCCCTGCCTTAACCTCATCGTAATACATCAATGGGCAGCCAAATCCTTGACGTTGTGCCCATTTATAAAATTTACTTGACATCCTCATACCGGCATCAGCTATATGCCGAATGAGGTAAGCAATCTCGTCAGGCTTGCCGACCGTAAAATCAATCGTGCCGGCACGATTGATCTCTACAAATTTGACCTCTGCCAGTATTTTGAGCCTTTTACATATTTCTGCGTAGGATAAGTCCTGACTTTGATTATTAATTAATATTTTCATAACGTCCTCCCTGCGGCGCAAATCTAACAACCAGCTCGCCATCCTTAACCTTGACTGGCCTGTGTGATATGCCGCAACGGTATCCATTTACAATGATGGGCTCCTCGACCGTCTCATATTGTGATCCGACCTCCACCCATTCGATGGCTCTGTTGAGCTTATTGATCCACACAGCGTTATCGTCAATCATGTCCGCGCCGGTGGAGGCTTTGCCCGCGTGATAAGCTCGATTAACCGCCGACATGACGAGCCCGAGCTCATGACCGGTCAGCCGGTTAGCAAGTTCGTTCCCGACGAGTTGGAGGACATGCGCCACTGTCGAATCGCCCTTGAAGCCGTCATACGACGCTATGGCCCGGCTGCGTTTCGTGCTTTTTGGGGGCATTTGGGAAACAGGGTTGTTGCCACAATCAAGCCCATAGCTTAAGAGTGAGCAGATGCTGCAGTCACCATGATTCTGTGTGCAATAAGATTTTTTCATGATTTTCTTCCCCTTTCCTGGGGGCCGTGCTACAATATAGTCACACGGCCCCTGTGGTTGTGTAGTGTGTAGCAGCCTGGATACTTTGGTCGGTGTCGGGCTGCTTATCCTTTTTGCGATCTCCAACCTTTGCGGCGCGGTATCGACTTTTCAACCGCTCGGAGCCAACCCCGGAAAGCCGGGGATTTTGTGAAATACCTTTTAGCCCCATAGGAGGGGCCTGCCTCCTATCTAAAATGATTTGTCGTGTATCTTTTCCGCCAATGACTCCAAATTGTCAAATTTTAGTTTTAATATTTGTCGGAGTTGACTTCCCTCCTCCGTATTGTTCATATCTCGTGTTATGTCTATCATTTGTTTCACTAAGGCTGTTTCAATCCATTGCAGTTCCGTAACGGTAAGTTCTACTCTCTTTTTCATATTCTTCAGCCCCTGCATAGGAGGGGCTTTACCTCCCCTCTCTATTAATATCTTATTGGCGATCTACGGTCGTAAACGCAAATTCTTATATGGTTTTTTTCATCCGCGCGTATTGCACAAACAGTCCTATCATAATGCGGCTTTAAGTCCTCTCCATCCGGAAAATCTTTTGCAATTACCGGCCTGTCAATTGGATGTCCCTCCGCAATTTCCACAACTGTATAATGCGGAACCACTTTTAACGCGTCTTTTAATTTCATATCCAGCAACCCCTTTCATTTAGATTGAGCAGAGGCTAGTGTCGGGCTGCTACCCGTTTAATGCCTCTACGAGCTGAGTCTTATCAATCGCTACTATCTCGCCGTTAACTATCTTGATATATGAGTAGCCGCCGTTGTTGCCTCTATAATCCTTTTGACCATAGGCGTATACCGCGCCCTCGACCGGATTGTTGATATAGAGCTGACCAGCCTCACCCTTGTTGTACCCGCCGGTATAACCACCGACCTTAACCGAAAAGTTTATCTTGCCGTCCGCGTTGACCTTGGCAACCCAAGGATTGCCGTAACGCCTCTCGTTAAAACTGTTGTAAGATTTAATAACCAACATTTTTTTATCGCCTCCCTCAGCTTCTTTTACTATCTGGATTTCCGTCTTTGTCATACCCATTAACCCCTTTCAATCAATTGTTGCATTGGCTGCCATGGACCATTCTGCTTCCATTATCTTGATCGCTTCCTCGGCATCCGCTCCGGCAGCGATGGCGTCCTTTGCTTTCTTTCCGGCAGCGGACTTGGCGTAATGGCTGGCTGCCTCATAAGCCTCGGCCTTAAGATAGGCCGCCGCCCGAGGATACTGTTTGCGAAGGGCGGCGACGTCTACTGGATGGCTATTAGGCAACCTGCCGTCGCCGCGTTCCATAGCGCGCTGGAAAGCCTCGTAAGCGTTCGCGTCTTTGTTGATGGCGTCCTTCAGGACGTCCAGGCCCGGAACATTAATCTCCAGATTCCTCTTCTCGGCCGCCCTGATTTCATTCTGCTGAGCAATAGCACATTCAGCAATCTCGCGTGGAATAACTGCTCCACCAAAATAAACGTGCCCTTTAGTGTCAATGTTGCTTTTGCGGACCGCTTCCTGGACCGGCCTGGAGGCTTCGGATATCTCCATTATCCTGTAGCCATTGATTGTTTTGTCACCCGATTTAACAATGCCGTCCTCGACGATGATTTCCCGACCGTTGCGATCAAATACCTGTTTCATGCTGGCACCTCCCTCACTTGATGATTTAATTATATCATAACTATTCCTAACTGTCAATAACTATTTTTAACTCTTGCGAAATTTTCCTAACCATGCTATAATAAATTTGGAAGGAGTTGATAACAATTGGCAATAAATAATGAGACTCATATAAGTAAAACGGTCATTCTGCCCAGGGAGATTGCCGAACAGGTGGAGCGGCTTGCGAAGGAAAACGACAGGAGCCTGTCGTCCCAGATTGTTTTTATGGTAAAACAACAACTTAAAGAAGACTCAAAATAAGTAAGTTTGAAAGGATAATGGGTTTTAATCAAAAAAAAATAGAGCCCCCAGTTTCCCGGGAGCTCACGAAGAGGATTAATCGAGCTTTTCAATGTCAATTATATTTGCGCCGGCGGCCTTGGCGTCTATATACGCCTCGGCAATGATATAGACCGCTATGGAACCAAATGCTCCTATTATGGCAACAATGCGCTCAATAGTCCCCGGCGCCGCATTAAGCGCCGTAAGGATTGCCGTCACCAATGCGGCAACCAGGCTCCAAAATTTACGTGATCCTAATTTAGCTTTCCAATCCATCATTTCACACTACCCTCTTTCCTGTTATTTTTTCATACACTCTGACCATCAACACGGCAGCCTGTTCGCGTGTCAAGGACCCCTCCGGATTGAACGTTCCATCTGGATTCCCGGATATCAACTCCAGGTCCTTCGCAGCCTCAATGTATTTCGCGGACCAGCGGTTGTCTTCGACGTCCTTGAATGCTTTCCCCATATCCATTACCTCCTGCATAAATTTATTTTTATCAATCGATGTTCCCGGACAAGTTTTTGGCGCGTTCTCCCGGTGAAACCGGATATATCTGCCCCGGTCATAAAAATATCTGGCGAGCTGTAGCATGGACAGTTTTTGTTTGCCGGCGAACGAATCGTGACCGGTATCAAAGTTCCCCAGCATTTCACAGGCAAAAGCTCCCGTGTTATATCCCGCAATGCTGGCGGGGGTCATGCCGAAATCGCGTCCAGTCACAAACAACCCGTCCGGGAGCAGGGTAACATGTTGGCCTATATCCTGCCAGCCATTTGTATTGACGTGATAGTTTTTCATGGCCTCCTGGAGTTGCAGACCGTTAGCGCCGTTAAAGTCCTTGTGGGAGGGCGACCAGGTATGATGTACATGCAACTCCTTATGCTTGTATCTGTCCAGCCGTTTTAACAGCTCCTCAATATTTATGGTTTCAAATTTGCTCAATATCATCACCTCGCTTCTGTTCATCTGAGTTTTCCAGGGCTTCATGCTCCTTCTTTTTGACCCAAAATAGCAGCGGCTTGAGGTAATCTGCGCCGGCATCGATCAAGTTTTCGATGTTCGAGGCGAATTCTCTGAAAAATAAAAACGAATAGATCACCGTCGCTACTATGTTGCTGATATAAGGGATATTAACAAACCTCATGGATAGCCCGGCCAGGATTTGTATAACCAGATAGGATATTATTTTTATACCTGTCTTCCGGAACATGGCATCAGAATTCCAGGATTTCGTTACAAATGCCTTCCGGATGCCACCACTCTTTATAAAAATGGCATACCATCGTGTTAGCAGGTCCAGGACGACTGCTACCCAGAGAGCAATACACCATACTTCAAAGCTCCTGTCCGGAAACATAAGCCATGTCACTATAGCGCCTATTACGGCCAGGGCAGGCTTGACGGTATCGGTAACTTTTTGAAAGAGGTCATACATTCTGACATCTCCTTTCTCATATATTTTAGGCAATATAAAGGCACCCGCTATGGGGTGCCCGTTTGCTCTTTTATTCCTCTTGACCTCCGCCGCCAGATATCTGCGCTTTCAGCTCGTCAACTCTGGCTGTCAACGCGCTTATTTCGGCATCTTTCTTGCTGATTTCCTCGGTAATTTTGTCCTCTATAAGCTTCTTCATTGTGGGGCACTTGCTCATGATCTCATCCCATGCCAAACTCATATATCATCACCCTTTCCACACATTTATGATTTCATTTATTTTGTTTGCACAGTCCGCTGCCGTCGCACTGGCGGGGACTGTTATAGCAGTAATCATATACATTGCCAGCTCCTTGTCTGCCAGTGGCAACAAGGTCAGCCACACATCTCCCAGCTCCGCCTTAAGTCTTGCCGAGAGGTCTACAACCTGCTCATGACTTGCCAGCAGATTGAGGGGGTAACTATACTCCATAGTCGGCAATAGGCCCTTGTCCGTTGTCTCATAAACGTACCGGTATTCCTCGCCCGTCGCCGCGCCCGTGATCGTAAATGTCGTTGCCCCAATTGTATAAACCGCCTTGGAGATATCGACCTCGATCTCCTGCAACCCTTGGAGCCGCCATAGCCTTTCGATATTTTGGATTGGCCTTATAGCGTCTTTAACCGTTATGCCGGTTGCGCTATATATGCGGTCCTCTTTGATGATCCCTGGCTCAACAATGATGCTGCCGCTCGGCTCTACTATGAGAGAATTACAACCTTCGATTTGAGATGGGAGGGGGGCTGCAGCCTCGTAATATATTTTAGTGCCTGCAAACGCCGCCTGTGCTGCCGCAAGATTGGCGTATGCACCCTTAGCAACAATAATGCCGTAGTTAGTGGCAGCATCATACATTATCCCGATTGCTCCGACGCTATCTGCATATTGCCCTGGATTAAAACCTGGGAAATACCTATGTGTTGGAGGTGATATCACAGTACCATATCCCAGCTCATCCGTCCGTTTATTAATAATAATGCGGTCAACATTAACCGCATTTGTCAGTATAGTAGTTATATCACTAGCCTGTAATACATACGGCTTGGTCTGTTGTGTATGTATCCCGGTTTGCAAGTTAGTATTATCTCTTACCCCATTCGGCAGGCTGCCGCCGATGGCGGGGAGGTAGGCTGAGGTTGAGGCATAAGGGACGTATCCGGTATACGATGCCCCCTTTTCGATCTGCAGGGTATCGTAGTCGTAATACCCCAGCAGACCGTTGGTCCCGTAGTTAGCCGTAATCGCAACGACCGTTTTGCCGGGCGTTGACGGTATAGTCCATCCAGTCCAGTCAGCAGAGACGCTAAACGTCGTGAATGTGCCGTCCGAATAAGCAAACCTTAAATAACCGCCATTATTAGATGGGTCAGAGCGCTTACCAATATATCGAGCAGTATATTGTGTATTGGACTCAAACCTATCGTAAAAGACTTTACTCGTTATAGCACTATGCCCTCTTAAGACCAGGCAATTTCTGCCGTCTATTGCGGCTAGATACGCATTCTCCGGCGATTTGACTTTACTAACAACATCATCGGCAGCCTTTTTGCTGCCCCAAATATTTTTGTTTGTAGATGTAAGCCTTGTAGGTCCGACATCTTTTACGCCGTAACCCATATATCGATCTGTTAACGGGTTTTGGGTTTGATCTCCCTCATATAACATCACGTCCGAAAAATCAATATAGGTCCCGTCAACGCCAGATGAACTTATCCTAAAGCGTATAACATTGACCGTGATCGCCGCTACGGTAGTAAATGTAACCTTATGCAATCCAAGGGCTTTGGACAGAGTTATATCTACCCCGCCTTGGGAACTGGCTAAAGCTCCATATGCACTCAAAACAAGACCGCCGTCAGTATTTGTATTGCGCACCGTATATACGAGGGTATAAAGGGTACTCGGCTTAAGATTGGTGGGCAGGTCAGCAGTTTCGGAATTACCTGATTGTACCAAATGGATACCGTTTACTCCTTTCGTTGACCCTGAAACTCCATCCAAGACCCAGTTTGAATAATCAGCCCCGTTATTAGCTAATTGATTGATTATATTTCCCTTCACCGTCACTCGCAGTTCGCCCTTCTTCGCCGTCGCGGGCAAGGATACAACGGGAGCTGTCACCTCCTGCGGCGTTGTATACTGCGGCGCTGCAATATCGCCCTCCATGGCCTCCAGCCTTGCGTCCAGGCTGGGGTAGTCTATGCCTTTGACAAGGCTGCTCCGTGCGTCGATTACCTCGGACGCCTGCTGCTGGGAGGTCGTAAGCTGCGTAAACCTGTGCTCTATATCCGCTATGCTGGATTGGCGGGCTGTCTCTTGCGTCTGCCGGATTATCTCAGCAGTGGCCTGCGCTGATGCTGCGGCAGCGCGGGCAGCTTCCGCTGTTGCGTACTGCCCCATAGTTGAGGCATATTGCCCCATCGTTGCGGCATATCCGGCAGCGGCATTCTGGCGGGCCGTCTCGTTGGTTTGCCGGATGCCTTCTGCCGTTACGCGGGCACCCTCGGCTACTTCAGCGTCCTCGAAGAAATCTTTTATCGCCGGAAACTCATTAAGCACAACATCCATATCCTCCTTGAGCTGTTGGAGCATTGGAAATTCGGATGTGCTCTCGACCGCCGAAGGTGTGATAAGATCCTTTATGACGTCAAATTTAAATCGGGCCGACGTAAGCCGCTCGCCCGAAGCGCCAAATAACTGTATGCTCGCTGTCACCGGACCGGGATATGCAATCTCGTTTGTCCCCATGGTATACGTGAGGGAGTTTGCGCCTACTGTCATATTTCCTTGTACGACATTGTTATCGTACTTGGAAAAGGCGATTGTTGCATGATGGACTGCGGCATAACTTATCTCGCTGTTGCCATCGATGATCCTGACCGTAAGGTGATATACCTGCAGGTCGTTTTGGACTGCCCGAAAAGCGGAGATTAATGGTACATTATCCTCTGATAAATTTATTACTACATCAAAATTGCGCGTTATCAAGTATGTCCCCTCCCTTTATGACGGCGTTACTATTTTGCCGAGAATGATATATGTCCCCGATATGCTCATCAATAGCACTCTATCGTTTCTCGCCGGTGTGGCATAGCTTGCAAGCCTCGAATATTTTTTGCCGCTGGGCGAGGTCTCGCCATCAAATTGTATTTGAGGATGCCCCCCAGCAAATAACGCAACTACTGATCCCGCCCGGAACTGCCTCATATTGCCGCCTTTCTGCGGCATAAAATCATCCAGAATAATCATATATGTATCACCTGCCTACAGTTATGTGTCATTTTGCCGCCTGCCTGCAATTCCATGTCCCAGGACGCCTCCATATATTTGGAGGATATGCCAAAATCGGTATGCTCCACAAATAAGCAATTGTAAAAACTATGGTGTGGCATCAGGGCGGTGGAAAACGAAAACTTGCCGTATACAATGCTGGCCTCATACGCTACCCTCTTGACATAATCGTTAAGAGTTGCCTGGTCAAATATATCATCAACCGAATCAAGGTCCACAATTACCCGCCCCCTATTGATAATGGAGGTTGGCGAGGTTGCAAGATCATTGATATATATACTCCGAAGCGTTGTCTTGTCCGGGTTACTGACATATCGCACCCACTTATTAGGCAAGCTGAATAAATCAAGTTCTTGCGTGGAGCCTGGATGTATGATGCTGATATCGTTGTTCCGGTATTCGTATTCCGCCTCTTTGTTAGTCGGTAGAATATACGGTAGGGACACAAAATAACCGCCCTCATCTACCCATATGGATGTGTAGTTGATTTCGGTCAGCAGTTGATTTACAACCTCCAACTTTGTTGTCCCGATTTCAAATTCTTTGTCTACTGATAAGGTCCCCGCATGATCGGCAATATTAACTTTCCAAATGCCGATGGCGTTCAGAATATTTGTAATAGCCGTAACATATTTTGTTCCTGCCGGTATTCTGTACCTATCATCAAAGCTGTCCTCCTTGATGATAAGGCTTGCGTCATACGCTTCGATATCCCTCTTTATCCTTTTATTTTCGTCCCTTCTGGTAGGAGAGGACAACAGGAATATCCCTAGAGGCCATTCGGCAAAACCATTATCGGGCATCTGCAGGCAAAAAACCGGCTGAATCCTGTCATTCAGCCAGTCTATATCTTGCCCTTCGTGATGTGCGATCCGAAAATAGGCCGTCCGCTTTATTTCAGCCAGGGAATTCAAGCTTACCCTATTCCCCGGCAATGCCGACAGCTCTCCAATTTTGACGTCTTCCTTGTTTAGGAGGTCGTATCGAAACTTAATTACTCCACGGCTACCGCTCTTTCCATGCAGCAAGGCAATTACCTGCTCCCTGGGATATCCGTTCACTTCAAGGTCCAGCATTTTTACACCTCCAATTCTTCGGTATAATCGATCTGGGTAACTGTAAAGCTCACGACATAGCCAAACAGTTCCTCGTTGACCGACAACTCACTGAGGCTGCCGTACATCTTCCGCCCGCGGGCATCCCGGTATAATACCGGCTCTTTGCGGTCATATAAAGTGACAAATCTCTCGACGTCAGCATATGTCTTGAGAAAAAATTGCAGCGACAGGCCCGCGCTTATATGCTCGGTCGGCTCCGATACCGGGTAGGTCCTGCCGGAGTAATATACGCTCTCGATATTTGGATTGCGGTCATAGGTACGCTTCGGAGGACCGTTGAGGCTGCGGTTAAATACAAATACATCCGTCAGTTTTGATACCGGCGCAATCAGGGCGTACTGGATATTGGATTGGCCGGATGCTGTATCGCTGTCAATATAGGCCTCGTATTCCAGGCCGGTAAAGGTATTATTGCCAAAGGGATATTTAACAAGGAGTTCGGCATCGGTGAGGTCGTAATATTCCGCCTGCGAAAGCTCAACCAACATTCCGCCATCCAAATTATATACACCCGCCGCCAAGTCAATACATCCCGCCTCTATTCTAGTGTCCGTTTTGCCCGTGAATCTTATCTGTTTGGTTTGCCATTGATTTAACGTCTGGTAATCGAATTCTGATTGTACCGTTGCCGAAAAATCGACATTTCTTACAGCTACTACAACCGAACCGCTCGCTAAAGACTGAATATAACATGAGCAATGCCATAAATAGTATTTGCTAGCGGTTAGCGTCAATATTTGATCTATCACCCCATAGGCATTCACTATCGAATGTTTGATCGATTTGCTTCCATATTTCATAATTGACGTATCGGTAACGACACCGCTTGATATTATACCCCACAAGTTTACATCTTCACAATCGCCTGCCATGCCCAATATGTTAGTAATTTGCCTCTGCTCAACCTTATGCACCCCTCGGGCAAAGTAATTATATGTCCGTCCGTTAATAACCGCGTTATCATCAAAGGTATAAACACGGGCATATGATTCATAGGCTGCAGGGGCTGTGGTGCCCTCGACAAGCATGAGAGAGTCAAAATATGATGTCGCACTAGTAGCAGTATTCTGGATATAATATATTATTTCGGCATTATTGCCTGAGTTAAAGCTACCTGTCCCAGCCTTAATGACTGCAGAATAGTCGTTTTTAAAAATTGTTATTCGTCCTGAACTCCCAGAAATATTTCCGCTTGCATAATAGTCCGTATTTGGTTTAACCTTAATTTTTTGTCCGTATCCAATCGCCTCAGTAGTTGTAACGAGTTTAAATTTATTATTTTCGATGCTTAATGTGACGGTCGGCAGAAACGGTTCCCACCACAAAATACCTTCTTCGCAGTTTCCATTCCTGACGAGATTCCTTTTGGTTGCCGGACTGCTGTTGCTCGCAATGCATTTGCCATCCCGATATAACAACATGCTATCCGCTTTCGGTTTATATTCCGTCACAATCGCCCTTATGCCATAAGCAGTATTCAGGAGCATCAGTTCCGGCTTTTCAGGTTTAAGTGTCGCAACCGAAAACGTCGCCTCTCCCCAGGCGGACCATATATCATATTCGTTTTTAATACGCACCCTGGCGAGGTATTCGCCGTCCGGCAGAAATGTCTTTACCTTTTGGTTCCTGGTGAGGATACCGGGGACGTTACCGGAATCATAAATAATCGTATCGTCCTGGGATACCTGGACCTGATATATTTGCTGTCCTGCTGCTGTCCACTCGATTATAGGGCGGGCGGAATTGGACTGTACCGGCAGGATGCTCGGGGCAATCGGCGCGCCAATGGCGTAAAAGGCTGAGTTAGCGCTATATGGACCTACCTCATCATACTCGTTATAGCACCTTACCCGCCAATATATATTCCCAGGCAGAAAAGCACCTGCGGGAGCGTCGTAATAATTGTTGCCGATGGTCTGCGAGATCGTGGTCCAGCTTGAGCCGTCCGTGCTCCATTGCAGATCGAATGCCTTTTGTGTCCCGCCTACGCTGGAATTATATTGCCAGCTCAGGCGGATAGGGCTATTGCTGTCCTTATATAGTCCAATAGGCTCCAACGGTGTCGGAGCATCGGGAGGCACATCCTCATAGGTGACGGATAAACTCGGCCTATTGCTTGCGGCTTCATTTGAGTTGAGGGATAGTGTTGCGTTATATTGTGGTCCAAATGACAACTTAATAGTATTTGCCCCCGCTCCATATGCATCAATTACTGCTTTGGTAGCGAAAGCTTGCAATACTCCTATTGCTGTAGGTATCTCTGTAGCGTCATAATTATTATATGCCTGTCCATCCGGGCTATGTGCGGCTGTTATATCAGTAATCGCCACGTTATCATTTGTTTTATGTACTCTTAATTGCATTATATATGGTGTGGTGGCGTTCTTGTACAATGATAAGTATGCAGATATAACTTTTTTCCTGACAGGAATGACAGCAGATAGATTGAGCCTTATATAACTATCCATAATTGTATATGGATTATCGTAATAATTTGCCACATACAGATTTGGAGATAATGCATAATTGGTGTATAGATTCTGGCTGTCTGTATAAGTATCTCCAACTACTGGAGGATTTACGACATGCTGTGCCATCCTTTACACCCCCGCATAACCCATACGCTGGGTCTGTTTTGCCCGCTTGCATACGTTAACGAGCTTGTATACCTCATCAACCTCAGACATGTTGACACTCAAATTAATGATTGTATTGCCGCCGCCACTGTCAAAATCAGCATTGTTAACCATTTGCCTTGACTGGCGATTACTATATATCTTACTGCCCGCAGGGAGATTGACTATTTCAGGTCCTTCTTCTCCTACCCAAGTATACCCGCCGCGCCAGTTATTTGTTCCAAGGGCGTTATGGCCAACTCTATTCCCTGCGCCGTTTATTATGCCAACCATGTCCCCCACACTGCTCCCTACGCCTGACATGGTACGGTTTAGCTCGCCACCCTTTCCAACAATTACGGCTATTATAGCCGCTAAAGCTATTAGCGCCGCAACTGCACCAACAATAATAGCGGTAGTTTTTAGAGATTTGGTATCCAGGGCCTTAAAAGTATCTGTTATCGATTCAATACCCTTTACTACGGTGATCGCAACAACTGCGACGGTCCCTATTATAGCAACAGTGGCTAATATTTTCGGGTCTATTTTGTTTAATAATTCAAAAAATCCCGTCAGGACGGGCAGTAAAACAATAGCCAAACTGTTCTTAACTGCCTGAGTTTGATTGTCAAGTTGTTTCATTGAGGTGTCAAGTTTTTCAAGCGCTTTCAAAGTCTCATAGTCTAAACTATAGCCCGCTTCTTTTGCCTGCTCTACAAATTCTTTAAGAGATTTGCTGCCGGAATTTATGAGAGGGTTCAACTCTTGAGCAGATTTGCCGAAAATTTGCATAGAAATAGCATCTCGCTCCGTCTCGTTTTTTACCCGGCCAAGCGCATCTACTAATTCATAAAACATCTGTTCGGAATCCTTTAATCTCCCGTTATTTGTTATGCTTATATGCAGATCTTTAAATGCCTGCCTTGCTTCTTTACTCCCATTTTGGGCATCGCTCATGCTTCGTATCATTTTTCGCATGGAGCCAGTTATTGTTTCAGCAGAAACATCCACGAGTTCGGCGGCATAATTCATACCCTGAATAGTGTCTGTCGACAAACCAGTGACTTCGGATAGTCTTAATATTTCGTCGGCCGTTTTGGCGGTATCAATAGTTAATTTGCCAAATCCAGCTATGAGACCTGTAACGACCCCCACCAATGCCATAGTGGATAACTTAGTCCCATCAAGCGCCCTTATCGCCTTGTCAGCTCCCGCAGGCAGGTTGATTCCCAGAGCATTAGCCAGGTCCCCGATTTTGTTGCCAAATCCGGTAGTCTTGTCGGCCACCTCGTCAGCGGAAAGTCCATACTTCTGCATGTCCTTCTGGGCCTGCTGGAGCTGGCTTTTATTTTGGTCAAGTTCCTCGTTCATTTTGATTAACTCGATCTCAGCCTTGTTAACACTGACTTGCCAATCCATTGTACGCTTATCGGCCTCGCCGTAGGTTGTCGCGGCATGGGCCAGGGCTTCCCGGAGCTTCGCGATCTTTTCCGTCTGGCTGGATATTCTATTTTCCAACTGTTCGTTTTTGGCCGTCAGCGCCGCCACAGAAGTGGCATTATTGGAAAACTGAGCCGTTACAAGGGCAAGCGTCGAAGCCGTAACCTTGAGCCCGTTATTTATTTCGGTTATCGCGGCCTTGAATTGCCGCTCGCCATCCAGCGTTATGCCCGCGCCGATATTTGTTTTAGTCGCCATTAAATCACATCCTCCCCGGGGATAATATCATCAATATCCCTTTTTAACTCGATGCCGTTAAATAAGCAATGCTCTTTAAATAAGGCATCCAGTTTCCTGTAAGTCATACACCAGACCTCTTTTTCCGGATATCCAAGTAGTGTCTTGCCAATAAATATAAGCCGCGCAAAGTTTATTTCTTCGCCCTTCTCTGGGCGCGATTCACTTTCTCCCCACTCTGCGTCTGCTGCATCTCGCTCCGCGCGGCTATCAGGTTTTTTCCTATTTCTTCGACCTGGGCAACCGCCTCGGGCGGCAAGCCTTTCAGAATCGCCTCAGTAACCTTTGATTGCAATTCCCGTATACCCCCGAGTCCGCTGACGTAACGCTTCATTTTCGTTTCATCGATCAGGGGTATTTTATTATCGGGATGCATGTCATTATATATTTCCGCACCCTCATTGAGCATTTGGAGAGCAAGCCACTTCGTAGCTTCAAGATCGTTCATGGTGTTAAGCATATCTTCCATTTTGCCATACTTCTCGATGCAGGCATCCAGGACATTCAGACTAAACACCATTTCGCGCTCTATATCCAGGGTGATTTTTATGCCCATGTTTTTTTGTTCTGACATAAAAATTAAGCGGAGCCGCGGCCCCGCTCTTACCTCCTATCAAGTTATATTTGCTTTTTCTTTGAGCCAAGCCGTAGCCGTGGCAAGGGAAGGAACAGTAATTTCCTCTTTCCATACTCCGTCAATCCTACGCATAATCGTCCCAACGATACTTGGGGTCTGCCAAGTAACGGTTTGACCCTTCGTGGCCGCAGTTTCATCCGGCTCCCCAAATTGTACCTTTGTTAAAAATACAGCCCTATATTGCCGCACTTTATCGATTTTTTTGGATTGTACAAATCCAAACCCGACATATGGCGGCGTATCTTCATCAGAGCTTGATATTTCGTCAATGTTTTCTTCCTCTCCTACAGTTATGGTAGTTGCAGTATTGCCAAGCAAATCCTCTCGCATATCGGTTGTTAATTCGTCCTGCCCAATAGTTGCCGTGCCATCAATAAATTCCTTTACACTCTCGGCAACATTATCGTCTGCATAAAGTTTAACGTCGGATATATTGAGTTTGATATCAGCATTGATAAATTTCCGGCCCCTTTTGCCTGTGCCGTAAGAAAATGTTCCCGCCGCTTCGTTTTCGGTAAGCGGTGCATATACGCTATATTGCAATCCTATTGCAGCCAATTTGTATCCCTCCTATCAATCATCAATATAAATTTCAATAGGTACATGATAATACCCTGTATCTGGCTCATACGTCTCCGGTCCATAACCGATGATAGTAAACCCGGTCTGCTTCAGCCTGCTTTTTACCTCTGCGGCCAATGCTTTAAAATTACCCTTGCAAAAAATATCCACTGTGGCATAAGTGCCCGTAGCAATTTCTTCATTGTCGGCATAAAATTCTCCGACCTCGATAGTAGTGTAATAGACTATATATTCATCCTCTGTACCGTCATGCTTGATGGGATCAACCGGACAGCCGATGCCGGCCAGAGATGTTTCAATAAGTGGATTCACGTTCACGGCCTGGACACCTCCTGGTCAAACACTTTTTGCATTTCGTCGTTGACCTCGTTTTCGGATGAGGCAACCGCAGGGCGGATAAAGGGTTTTGCCTGTTGTTTACTTGTACCGTACTCCATTGACATGGCTTTTTGGCCGTTTGCCACTCCCTTGCTATCCTTGCCCTTAAAATACAGTCGGATTGACATAGCGCCGCTTTTGGTCCTTTTAGGCTTATCGGTTGTTAGCGACCTTTCCAGTGCCCCGGTCGGATACTTTTTGCCGTATCCTCGTCCGCTATAGAGGTTTCGCTTGAGATTCTTGTCTACCTTATCCCGCAATATGGCGGCGCCGGCAACGAGCATTTTCTTACTGATTTCCTCGCTGGCCTGGCCGAGTTTCTCAAGCTTGTCAATGAGGTCGGTCGGGATCGTCACTGTCATTTTAGCCATGCGATCATCCTCCTTCGACTATTTCAACTTTAAAAGCAATAAATCGGTTTTGCTCGAGAATATTGTCTATAGGCGGTATGATGTTGTATGGCTTGCCTTTATATAAGACTCTCATATCAGGAGCTATGCCGGATACATAGCGTATAGTTACCTCTGCAATGGCTTTGGACTGTATGGCTTGAGCTTTCCAAAACTCACTGCCGTGCAGCCATTGCCATTTTGCTGAGCGGAATATTATCTGTTCGGGCGAAGAAGCCCCAAGGTCCTGCCACTTTTCAACCGAAAACCCGTCCTGATCCTTTTCTCTTGGCTCGGCCTTAAACTGTATCCTGATTTTTTTCCTCAATTCCTCGGATCGTATATATATAGCGCTCATACAGGCACCACCCTATCCAGGGAGAGTAATGAGTCTCTGGCGCGCTCCATCCGGTCCCGCTCGTCAGGCTTGTAATCGTCATATAGGAGCTTCATATGCAAGATCATTGCCCATTTGACTGTTTCCGGAACTGCAGTGGCATCTCCATATCCCGCAACAAACTGTATTTTTACTCCGTTTGTGGGTTTAAGAATCGCAGACGGCCAGCTCTTTCCATAAGCAAGGTCAATTTTATGGACAAAGGAAACGTCGTCAAGGCTGTAATTGCTGCTATCAAAAGTGTGTTCCGTCCCTTCAAAATCTATAAACTTGATGCTTTCTATGGACTGGACCGGCGAACAGTCGGTAAATTTAATGCTGCCATTCGGAAAACTATCCAGATATACCTCCAGGGTTTGAGTGACAAACTTCCTGTTCTGATAGCCCTCGCAGTATTCAACCGCCTGGGTGACGAGGCTGTCAACCTCATCATCATTGCTATCATCATCTATTTTCAGCGCTTTTCTTGCTTCCGCGAGGCTTAACGGCCTTTCCGCTGGCGGGGTTATTGTTTTGAGTTTCACTGTCTGTCACCTGCCTTAACAATGGTTCCTTTGGTTTCCCGACACAAATTGATTCTCTTGCAAGTCCGCGCTTTTCCCACTCGTTAAAAAGTGTTTGTTCAATTTCCAGTATTGTACCGGGCTCGATATACTTTCCGTTAAAACGCACGGTTTGCAAGGTTTCGGCTTGAATTTTCATAAAAATTAAGGGAGCCGCACGGCTCCCTTGTCCTCCTTTCCCTATACGGATGCAACTGCCCCAGTGGCCTGTATAGCTTCAAACCTGCCGTCACTGCGCAAAAGTATCGCTGATACGGTAGTATTGGCTGTGGTTGTCACCTTGACACCCACATACTCAAAGCCATTATCAAGGTCAAGGCTTCCGACATCCACTTCAACGAATGCCTGCGCCTGAGTAGTAGCTATAGTTATTGTACCGGCTACGTTTGTGCCGACTACTGTAAGGGCGGCTGCTCCATCGGCCGATCTCACCGTCACTGTGGTGGATACCGCGCTTGCAATAACATTTTCAACGCCGTGTATGGCGTGATTGACGCAGGCAACAAGGCCGGCCGCATCTGCGAATTTCCGGTCAGCAACATCCGTTGTGACAGCCATCGTAAAAACTGTCCCGTTTATTGTCACCTTATCGGTTGCTGCAGCCGAAGCAAGGGCAATTGTTGCTTCGGTTACTTTTTCATTTGCCGTCACTGTTGCGATTGCGGCCTGTTCGGCAGTCGAGGGGATGCCTTTTGCGCCGGTTCCTGCCTCATCTGTGGCCTGGAGAATTTCGATTGCGGTTGTTTTTGTGGCGGCCATGGCGCCGGCATTCAATATGGCAAGGGCTTTTCTCCATATGTTCATTTTGAAAAATCTTCCCGTGGCATTGGTGTTATTAAGCGCCTGAGCAACAAGGCCGATGTCGATTTTCTGTCTTTTATACATATTTTTCATGCGGTTTATACCTCCAATTCAAATTTTTAAAGGGATAAGGCCGGTTTTCTGGCCGGCCTGCTATTATTTCAACATGACATAAGGCGAAACCGTGGTTTCTCCGTCTTCGAGCTTGAGCGGCTCATATACCCAAGGCTGTCCGTCCATATTTGCGACAATCTTAAATATAGTCTTGTTGTCAGTAAACTTTACATGCTCAGATATTGCGACATAGGGGCCCGAGCCGGGCTTGATAAGGTAATACTGGAAATTAACAAGCATCAAATCCCCTTCATTTCCAAGAGTAGGAGTCTTGCCTGTCCAGTAAACAGGGATACCCAAAAGCGTAGACGGTACCCCTTTCGTTGCATCTCCCTGAACATAGATCAATCTGCCTGCTCCGTCAGTCATGGTAACGATCGTCGGCAGCAAAGAAATTGAGGCAATCCAGATAGCCCCGGTTATTGCTTCGGGAATAAACCTGCCGAGCATATTGGCGGCATCAATGTATTTTACAGTAGCCGACGTATCTCTGTTGATCTTGATTCTTCCGGGAGCATTCAGCACACCAAGGGGGCAGCCGGCACCAGAGCCTCGAATGAACTTGAAGTCACGGCCGCTTACAAGGCCCTGTCTCAAAGTGGTCTGAATTAATCCGCCGGCGGCCTCCCAGTTCAGCAAGGTCTTATTGTTGATTACGGAAAGGCCGCTCACTTCATGCGGGTTCAGGGTTAGGTCTTTGATCTTCGGGTCTCCGACGTCCTTTATGGGTTTGCCTTCTCCTGTCCAGGAAAGCTGTATGCCGCCGAGAGCGCCGTCGCTGCCCTGCTGCAAATACGGGATGGTAAACGGGGCATCAGGAGGATTGCCTGCGGGGATTACTGTCGCCCTGGGCATAACGATTTCATCCTCCGGCTTAAGGCTCAAAATCGTTGCGCTGAAAGCAGGAGGAATGAGGACACCTACGTCACTGGTGGAAAGATCTTTCAATCTGCCCTTGGGGTCTCCATATTTGACGGCATGCATAAATTCTCCGATGCCCTTAAACCCACAATCATCAAGCTTATCGGCCTGTTTGTCGTTAACAGCCGGAATAACCGGGTCGCTCGCAGGGGCATCAAGGTAATCTTTGTTTTCCTCCATAACTTTTGCTACTTCCGCCTGTTTTTTAAGGTCCTCGATCTCTTTTTGAAGGTCATTGAACTGCTTCATTTCATCCTCGTTCAATGCCTCCCGCTTGTCGGCTTTGGCCTTATCAATCAAGGCCTGCTGTGCTTTGGCTTTTTCGGTTATTTTAGCCAGAATCTCTTTGTACTTCATGCTTATTTACCTCCGTTAAGATTTATTTGGACTTGTTTTTCGTATAGAGAAAGCAGGCCCTTTTCCTGCTTTTCCTGCGTTTTGGGAACAATAAAGGTGGATTTTTTACTCAAAATTGAGTAAATCTGCTCGGCCTTTTGCCTGGAAACCATAATGCCGCCGTCAAGTATCCTGACTACCCATTCCAGCATGGGCTCAAGATCAATTCCCGCCGCTTTTGCGTCGATAAGGGCTTCCGGATTGGCCGGCACAGGAACGCAGCTATATTCAAGCAATTCCTGCTTGAAATAATCGATTCCCCAGGGCCTGTTCTGATCGTCGGCGGCCCATTTTGCTTCAAGACTGCGAAAACCGACGCTGACAGCATTTAAAAATCCCTTCTGATACATCTGGCCGGTCATGTATCCGAAGGGATAGAGGTCTTTGGGCGTAAATTGTGCGGTTGATTTAAGCTTATTATCTTGAATCCATTCGCTTAACGACTTTGCTGCCGGCGGCTGCCGGCTATCGTGAGCCCATAATATTACCGGATTTTTGCGGTAATTTTCAAGCTGCCAGCCTTCCATAGCGATTGTGTCCTGATCACGGTCAACGCCCGGCGTCGATATTACAAAGTCAATCTGCAGACCATCCTCGGTTTCCTGGGATTTTGTTATTGGTTCGAGGACAAATTGCTTCATAAGCTGTGCATCGGATACATCTTCGCCCTTTTTGTAACGCTTTTTGTATTCCTCAATGTTTATGTATGGCATATTCAGCCTCCTTTCCTGATAATTTTGCCGGCAGGCTTCTGCTCCGGGGCCGGAGCTGCCGGCTTGCTGGTTTGGCCTTTATTTTCTTTTGTCACATAACCCTGCATCATGTTTGCTGTCCTCCTTCCGCAGGTTTTGGCGCCTGTTGACCTTGCGCCTGTCGGGGGGGTTGCTTTGCGGCAGTTTCGACAGACACAAAATTGCCATTGACGAGATAATATTTCCCCTGGCCGTCCTCCTGGGGATTCATATTTTCCAGCTCGCGCCATTGATCTGCATTTATAACGCCGTCCTGCCGCATCAGATGAAGCATTTGCGCCCTGGCAGCCGTATCCCCGCGAAGCAAAGCGTTTATTAGAAACTCGGCAAAGAGTCCTTGCTGCCTCTCCTCTTTTGTTAACAGCTTAAAATTAATAAATTGCTCCCAACGAACAAACCATGGTAGCATTGTATAAATAACAAATTCAAGGCTTTGATGCTCTATGTTGTTGTTGGTAGATTGCTGCAGGTCCTGGATAAGATGGAGCGGTACGCGGTAGATGCTTGCAATTTCCTCTTTCTGAAAGCGCCTGGTTTCAAGAAATTGCGCCTCGTTGTTGGGAATAGCCAGTTTTGTAAATTTAGAGCCATTCTCAAGAAAAATGACTGAGTTGCTTTTCCCGAGCCCTCCGTATTTCTCCATAAATGATGCCCTAAATTCTTTTTTTGCCTCATCTTTCATTGCCTTTTCATATTCGACAACTCCGCCGGCATTCGCCCCATTAGAAAAGAAACTGGCGCCAAATTCTTCGGCCGCCATGCCCAGGCCAATGGCCTCCATTGCCATTCGTATCGGAGAATACCCTTTGATACCATCGAATCCAAGTCCAGGTATATGGAGCACCTCATCGGGATTGAGTTTCACCGACTTTCCCCTGTCATTCGTCCAGTATTCTATTGCATATGTCGAGGGATTTCGGCCGACATCGGTTACGGTCCATGGGAGCAGATTCAAGCTGATAACTTCGCCGCGGCGGTTCCTCTGGATTTGCGAGTATCCGTTTCCGGAACTGCATATATGGCCCATCATGGTTTCCTTCAGGTACATGCTCGGTATTTCTCGGTTTGGCGCTGTTTTCAGAATATCGTAAAGAGGATGGTCAACCGCCCGGTCCTTGCCGCTTGATTTGTTGCCTACTTCACGGTCACGATAGAGCAATATCGGCATGGACGCCAGGGTTTGGGAAAGCACCTGGATGCATGAAAAAACGGCCGTAAACTGCATGGCCGTTTGTTCGTTTACCACCATTCCTGTTTTTGACGTTCTCCGCCCTCCCCAATTATAAAACCAGCCCGGCGGCTCTCCGGAAAGCGTGAAGCTCTCTGACATGCTTTTAATTAAGCCCAATTCACTTCACCGCCTTTCGAGGGAAGCCCGGGAAAGCGAGTATTATACCGATTATTATGTACATTGCCGGGGGATAGATTTTGTATAAGCCTATGCCGATCATAACAATGCCGGCAATCGTGCCGACGGTATCAAAAAGGCTTATGGGGTTTTTTATAAGCGGAAGTGTGAATTTTCGTATTTTCAAAACGACTTCACCTCTCTATACACTAAAAATTTCTTTGCCAGTTTTATAAACAGTGGGATTATTTTTATGCAGAATCACGCGTGTAAATCCGTTTACCACCGCAACAAATCCGTCGATTTTGTAATATTCATTGCCCTTCTTATTTTTGGAATTGCCCTTTTTAATGCCTTTCGTAGGCCGTACCAGTCCGTCGGCGTTCTTGATGACTTCCAGGTTGCTGTAATTCCAGTTTAGGATTGGATTATTCCCATGATTAATGTGCTTGCCATGTAGAAAAGCCTCGATTTCGCTCATTGCTGGACCCAACGTAGTAAAGTTTTGTTTGATCTCCACCAGTTGATTTATGTCCATCCCGCTTTCAATAAGTTCCGACGCAACCGCGTCACCGTTCCATGTGGGGTCATAAGCGGCCTCGATGATGTTGTATATCTGGCTTTGCTCATAAATATCCCTGGCTATAAATTTATAGTCAATGGTATTACCCGGAGTTGTTTTTAAGAGCCCCATCTTGATCCATTCCCGGTATTTGAGGCCATATTTTTTCACAAATTCCTCCACATTATCTTCGGGAATCCAAAATGTCGGCAACAGGGAGTATTTTGGATCGTCCTCTATCGGCGGAAAAATAAGGGCGAAAGCCGAAAGGTCCCGTTTTGATGATAAATCGAAGCCACCGTAACAATCGCGGCCTTTTAACCTTTGCGGGTCAACGATACCGGTATTCTGCTCCCATATTTCATAGGGCACCCATTTGGTGGATTTGTGCCGGACCCAGATATTAAGGCGGAGCTGCTTGAATTTTCTTTCTTCCGCTTCGTTTCCCTCGACGTTTGTGAGCGCCTCATCAAGCTTTTCGGGCTTTACTGTCACACCAAGGGAAGGATTCACGAGCGGCCATATTTTTTTATTTTTCCATCCCTTTGACTCAAAGGTTTTTGCACTTATGCCCAGCTGCTTAAAAGTCTTATACCCCCAACCAGTCCATATGCGCTGATTATCGGGGTCTATGCCAAATATGACCGGATAAAAAGTTGGGTCAATCCTGTTTCCGAGCAGTATTTGCTCAGCCTTCTCATGCACCTCCCATCCAATGGATGTCCTGTCCGGATCGTCCCCCGAAGTGGTAATAAAAACATAAAGCGGCTGCTCCCTGGCATCGCCGGAGCCAAAGGTCATAACATCATATAGTCCTCTATTGGGCTGAGCATGCAATTCGTCAAAAATGCATCCGGAGACATTCAATCCGTGTTTGGTATAAGCTTCGGCGGAAAGCACCTGGTAAAATGATTTTGTCGGGAGATATACAAGCCTCTTCTGTGATAAAATTGGTTTTATGACCTTTTTGAGCTCAGGCTCCTGATCCACCATCTCGACGGCCACGTCAAAAACCTGAGATGCATTTTGCCGGTCAGCGGCGCAGCCGTATACTTCGGCCATCCACTCGCCGTCGGCGCAAAGCTGCTTCAGGCCAAATACTGCGGCGAGCTCGGACTTGCCTTGCTTTTTTGTGATTTCGATATATACAATTTTATATTGGCGGTTCCCGTCAGGCTTTACGGTGCCGTATACATCTCTTACGATTTTGTCCTGCCAGGGCTGCAACAAAAAAGGGCATCCGTGGAACTTGCCCTTTGTAAGCTTCATGCTTTGAAAAAAATCAACTGCGTCCTGGGCCTTCTGCTCATTAAAAAGCATGGTGTTTTTTTTCACAGGCTATCACCTGCTCAACAGTCTTGATATATTGTCACTTTTCTTTTCGGCCACAGGACTTACCATGCCCGCCCGGTCCGCAGGAGATAGGCCAAACTTCGCCAGGTATGTAGACATTAATGCCATATACTTTTGTGCAATTGCCACCTGGGGGAGCTGTTGAAGGTATCCGGATGGAGTTTTAAACACAGTGTTATTTATTTTTGTCATGAACTCCTCGGCTTCCCTCCATCTTGCATAAGCCTGACAATATGCGGCCAGTGTTGTTCCGTCAATTTCAGTGAGCAGTCCCATGTCTTCAAGTTTTGTAGCCAGCTTTTTCCACTCTTGTTTCGCGTATTTATGCAGCCATGAGGGACATTTCGGTGCTACCGGAAAGGGTTTCGGCTCGTTTTTAGGCAAGGGACGCTTGCCCGGATTGCCCTCAAGTACTTTAAGAGTGGTCGGCTTTTTGGGTCTTCCCCTTTTTCTTCCTGTCATTGTAATCACCACCATCTATGCGGGTTTGGAGACTTTTTGTTTGGTTTTGCGAGTATATATAGGATTAAACGGAATAAAACGCCTGGAAACATGCCCTTACTATGAAGCATTATGAAGGCTTCCGGGCTACAAGCCGCTTTTTGTACTTATTTTTGCACATAAAAATGCGGCTTTTCGTGGGATTCTTTTTGCTCCCCGTACTATGCCGCATTTGTAAGGCTTTCAGGCTTTTGAATTTTATGCCTATGCCGATATAAGATGCTTTTTCAGGTCGTCCTTGATGTAGTATTGCTTACCATATTTTTCGAGACGGTTCACTATTTCATGAGCAAACCTGTCCCAGTCGATTTCTTTGTCAGTCCTGAACCTGCTGACCTTGCCCACTTTGTACAGATCGACATACTCATGAGTTGCGTCCAGGAGCTTGTAAACCTCATGATCATTCAGGACCGGCTCAAAGCTCACCCAGGTTTCTATTCCCTTCTCTTTCGCTCTCATGATCGTGTATATGCGATCTTCGGGTAGTGCGGCCTGGGACTCGTAGTATAGGCTTTTATTTTTGTCCATGAATGTCAGAGTGGTAGCAAAGGCATCCCCGGGTTTATACAGGTCAAAATCCCGCATTGCCCGAAGGCCAGCTTTGGTTAAAACCTGAAAAGGTATGTCGTACCGCTTGAACAAAATAAGTGCCTCTCTCGTTGCCATAACTTCATCGTCAAGTTTCTGGTATGGGTCACTGGTGAAACTGAGCAGAACCCTGTCCTTTATTTCCTGCCTTTTATATTGGACACAGTCCTTCTCAAGCTTCTCTATGATTTCCGTCCTGAGCTTCTGCATGTTGTAAAATTCCTGTCTGTCGCGTTTCATGCAGTCGGGTGCGTAGCAATATTTACACCCATGGTTGCAGCCCGAATAAAGGTTGGCTGCGAGTGGAGAATATTCGCGGGCCCGTCCGGCCGGCTCATAGATAACTTTAAACTTCGCCATAAGAAAACCTCCATTTTCTTTTATTATATCACATTTAGGAGGATTATTCAACTCTATTTTAATTTATCTCTCGATTACTTCTTTTTACTGCTTATTCCTTGCTGTCGCTAAAATTTTCGACCTCATAAAATCGTTTTTGAGGCACCTGTTTTTTCGGAGCAATATAAAATTATGTGCCATTTTTAAAATCAATTTTAGAGGCATCGCTACCTTCCTTGATATATAAGGCTTTACAGCTTTTATTATGTTAACATACTCTGTTTGGAGCTTCGCGTTTTTAGAATTTTGTATGGTGCCGTACTATGCAGTAAACTCAATGCTTTCAGGGTTTTGCTTTTCCACTTTCAGCACCCAATAGTATACGGAACGCCTCTGGTTGTGAAAATACGCCGCATATTTTATTTTGCATCCATATCTTCTTTCCAGGTCTTTGAGCATCGTCCCGAATATATCCACATAGAACCTGTTCAATCCCGGCAGGTTCATCCCTTCGGGTACCTGCTCGGTACCGGAAACAAATTTGGTGACCTGGCCGTCAACCTTCTGATGCATAACCAGTCCGTCAGTGACAAAAAAAGTGTATTGGCCTGCCGGTATTTTTTTAACTATGAGGTATAATTGCTTCCATGGTGTTCCGTAATCGTCCAGGTCAAAAACATTGAATTGGCTGATATCCTTGCGAAGGATGTAATTTATATTATCACCGATTTCACAAATATCCGGAGTATGTATCTTTTCTCTGTCTATGCCATGATATAACTTCACCCGGCCTTTATATGCCCTGTTATACATTTCGCCGTTCCCGCAGAAGGCGTCCAGGACCCGAGCGGAATCGGGAAGGTATTTGATTCTCATGTCTGCCTTTTCTTTTTCCATAGAATTATCGGTTTTACCCCATATTTTTTTACGTGACATAGCTTCTCTCCACCCTTATTCCGATGTTTTCAAGAGTATGTAATACCTTTTCGAGTTGATCCTTGTTTTCTTCCGACGTTCTGATAGTGGCCCAAATAGGTCTAATTATTATATGTTCAGTATCGAGTTCCTTGAGCAAACTTTCAATATCGGCAGGAGTGTTCTTCGACATCATCTCTTCAATCTCACCGGCATCGAAGCCGGTTATAGTTGTGTCTAGTATGCTATTGTCCAAATCATGCAGAAGATCCTTGAGAAGCGGAATATCCCATGAGCCAGATATTTTGTTCAGGGCGATATTAAGCGCTTTCTCTTTGGTCTTGTCTATGTCGATGACAATACATTCGATTTCTTTGTACCCGAGATCCTTCAGGACGGAAATCCTTTGATGGCCTCCAATGACTGTCATATCCGCATTTACGATGATCGGGTCAACATATCCGAATTCCTGAATGCTCCGTTTAATTTTTTCGTATTCCTTATCCCCAGGTTTAAGTTTCTTTCGCGGATTATATGCCGCCGGTTTTAAATTGTCGATGTGAATTTTTAAAAACTGCATTTTATTTATTCCCCCCTTGCAATTTTTGCGAAAACTAGCGGAAGATGGGCATCCCGGTTTTGATCGGCTTGCTCTTCAAGGATTTTCACCCCCCTACTCCCCTAGATGTTACAATGCTTTAAGACTTGATGACTAACCAAATTACTTTTTATTCCATTTCCCTTCTGAGTTACGATGTTGTGTGTAGCAGTGAAATGTTTTTTTGCAAGTTAGCTTATCTTTCCTGCATATTCCCGTCCGCTTCAAATGGTCTGCCATTGCCCTTTATTTTCTTGTGGCCTTTGACACTATTGCAATGCAGGCAGGCGCCCTGGTGATTGCTTGTATCCCAGAAGCGCGGATCATCCGGTCCGGTGGGCGGATCAATATGATCCGTACATTCCGATATGTTTGTGCAACCAGGAAGTTGTAACTTACAAAATATATTCTCGGGTTGACTGATAAACCATTTGCTGTATTTTGCCCAATCATAATTATATCCGCGTAAGTTTGCCGTGCCCCGTTGCCTGTCGTATCGCCGCTGCTCCTGCTTCTTGTGCTTCTCGCAGAAGCCATTAACAACGAGCGCCGGACATCCAGGATGATTGCATGGTCTGAGAGGGTGTATTGCCATTACTTCCACATCCTCAAAACAGAATCTTTTATTGCCTTATCTATCAAATCGTATGGGTTTTCAGTTAATGAGTGCCACCATTCATTTAGCTTTATCTTAATAAAGTTTCTTAAACCAATAGTTCGAATGCAATATTCGTCCATAATATTAATCCTTTCATAGTTTTTCAAGCAGCTGCAGCCGGGCGGTGTTCTTACGGGTACCGGCCCGGCAATTCTTAGCATGGCACAAACCCTTTGCTGCTTGAATTTATAAAGGAGGTGGCATTTGCATATAAAAAGGCACCCGTATTTTTTACCTACGGGAGCCCCGAACGAACTCGACAATCTTTCACGATACAAGTATAACACAGTATTATTTGCATGTCTATTGCAGGTTTTTTGCAAGCTTGTCAAGTGCCCTCAAACGTCCAATTTTAGGCCGTCTACGCCGAATAATTTAACGGCCATCTTGTTCAACATTTCATTGTTCCACCTTCTGATCGTGACCGGATCACATTTGATATCTGTCGCGACTGCCTGGACACGCTGGTTAAATTTCATACCCTGCTTGCTTGGGTCCATATATAGCATACAAATAGTACGATATTTCTCTATCTCATTTTTAATTTCCATGTCCCTTTTAAGCATCCCCAATGCGGCCTGTATCTGGGTTATCATAATCAGCGTCCTGGTCTTGCTGCGCTTTATGGCTTCAATCCTGACCTCGTCGCCTTCGAGGATATCCATGTTTTCAAGGTATTCTTCGATATCCTTTGCCCGGTATTTAATCTTTTCGTAATGCTCTACCAACTCAAGATAGTTTTCCATCAATATTCTCATGTTGTGATAGCCTGCTCGTCTGACCTTCTCCCGCTCCTCCTTCCGGTATAGCCTGACTGCTTCCAAGGCTATTTCTTTCGCGTGCTCATCGACGTTCATCATGTTTCCTTTGTATTTAGACATCTCTAACCCCTCCTTCCTTCGCTGCGTCCTATTTATCAGGTTTAAGTTTTCTTCCACATATCGGCCGATATCGTATATTGATATATCCGCTTGCTTTCACACAATTTTTAGTTGCACGTCAGTTGTCCGCTTATCTGAAATCTTAATATAATCCTGATTTTTCTCGATCCCAACATAGTTCCGCTGGAGTTGCTTTGCTACCATCCCCGTTGTGCCCGAGCCCATGAAGCAATCAAGGACCACCCCTCCTACAGGGCACCCAGCCAGAATGCATGGCTCTATGAGTTTCGGCGGAAATGTTGCGAAATGAGCTTCGGCAAAATGAGAGCTTGCTATTGTCCAAACGGTTCTTTTGTTTCTTGTATCCCCTTCCAATGGAATAGATGCTCCAAAATGAGATTCGGGCCTACCTCGAGCTGCGCCGAACTTTCTTTCCTTATTTCCACTTCTGTTTTTGCCGACATTGGGGTGCACAACTGCATTTTTCCCGTCATCGAATCTGCTACCTCGCCAACCGCCACCTGGCTCCAGAATTGCATCGTAATCGTAGTAATATCTCGAGCTCTTGCTGAAAAGAAAAATATATTCGTGGCACTTCGTTGGTCTGTCCTTAACTGAATCTGGCATGCAGGATGGTTTATGCCAGATAATGTCACTCCTGAGATACCAGCCGTCTGCTTGAAGAGCAAATGCTACTCTCCATGGCATTCCGATAAGGTCCTTATGCTTTAATCCTTTCGGAGCCTTTTTTGCTCCCAATAGAGTACCTTTATTTACTCCATGTAATGTGTTTGATTTTCTATTCCCCTGGTTGCCGCCGTCTGCATATCTATCCCCGAAATTCAGCCATAGAGTCCCATCCCTCCGTAACACCCTCTGGACCTCCCGGAACACGAGGACTATATGCCCGACAAACATTTCAATGGTCGGCTCCAGCCCCAGGCAGCCGCTCCATCCCGGAATGTGCAGCTCCTGCAGTCCCGCCATCGGCGAGTATTGGACCTCTGGCCAGCAGGTGGGTTTAAGGTTGTAATCCCGCAAATGCCAGTAGGGCGGCGAAGTCACGCAACAGTGCACCGATTCATTATCCAGTTGTTTCAAGCCCTCCAGCACATCCATGCAGTGGACTTTGTTTATCTCCAGCATTTTTGACCTCACGAAATTTTACTTGCAGCCATCTTCATATAAGCAACCAGTCTATTTGCATACCATATTGCCTTTTTGATATCATTCACACCACCCTTGAGCCTGCTCCGGGAAACATACTGAAGTATAACCCCCTTGCAAAAACCCTCGAATTCTTCCGCCGTCAATACGTCCTGGATATAATCCGTTACCTCAATGGCGCCCGATGTATAATGCAGCGGCCGGTTGATATCGTCCACAAGCTGTTTTATTATCCGGCTGACGTCGCCGGCAGCTTCGCTAATTTGTCCTTTGATCTCCTTTGACACATCTGTAAGGTCCGGATATGTCTCCGGCTCCAGGCTCCAAGATGTCCGGAAGCTGTGCATTTGTGATTTCTTCCTCCATGGATTCTTCCGGAAGCTTCGGCTCCTTTACAGCAGGAGAGGCTTCTGCTATCCTTTCCTCCTTGACAGCCTCCTTGACAACCTCGGCGGCTTCCCGCTGTGCCACCGCCTTTTCAGCCGCCAGTTCCTGCCTTATTTTCTGCCGATATATTACGGTCTCGGCCTGTCTTTCTGTAATTCCAAGACTCTCGGCAACGGCTTTGTATCCGGCCTTACCCGTCCCGTGTTCCCTGCATATTCCCAATAATTTTTCATGATCGATATTAATCTTCTTTGACATGACCTTCTCCCCTTTCTTTTTACCCTCACTGCTCATATCCGCGATATACCGGTCCAGATGTCCCCGTTCGGCCTTCATATGGTCAATCATCGGCGGAAAACTGACCTCTGCCCCGTCTTCCAGCAGCAACTTATATAACTTCTGCCTCAAGTCAAAGACATTTACCGTTTCGATATACCCGGTATCCTTCCTGAGGCGAATCATCCTTTCGTTAATGCTTTCAACGGTATATTGCCCTGCTCTCCTGTATCCCGCCCGCCTGCCTTTCATACCGTCAGCCCGCTTGTATTTCAGCAGTTGTATATTTGTGCCAGGCTGGAGTATTTCCCTCGCATCCACCATGATCACCGCCCCCGCATAACATACTGCTCCTGCTCGTATCCAAACATCTGAGCCCAGAGGTTGTTAAAATCATTCAGGTTGTTCCGTATCCTGTCCACCTCCATCTGGTAATCCTCGATATCGGTAAGCACCGGCTGAAGGGCCTCGAAGGAAACGTAATTGTCCTGGATATCCTGGACCTGCTTTTCGACATACGCAACTCTGTCCTGAATATCGTTTACGTTTATGATTAACTGCCGCTCAGAATTTATTACGGGAAGCAAAATCACAAAGAAATGGCATAAATATATAATAAAAATTGCAATTAAGAGATAAATTGTTGACTTTTTCACCTGTTTTTCACCTCACTTGATTTTTTCTTATTATTTCTTCAAAAACCTTATATACTTACTCTCTCTATATCTATATACTATTTCCTTTTTCTTACATGACGGCTAATGACGGCTAATAGTAAAATAAAAAATTATAATATATAATAGTATAAAAAAATAATTAGAGATTAGCCGTCATCAGCCGTCATAACATTTATTTCCAATCCGTATAACCTCGATATTTCTAGGCGTTGCCGGTTATTATGCTTCTTTCTTGCCTTTTGGGGATTCATTTTTACATCCGCCCCCTTGTTGCAGCATCAAGTTCATCAGCATCCAAAAAATTACCCTGCTTATATGACGTTTTTACTGCATGATATTTATTGCCGTATTGCTCATTGGACGATATAAGCCTGAGCCCCTCCCACACAGCTCCGTGCATGGTTTTGCGCTTTTCGTAGCCGGAGGATTCCAATGCAGCGGCAAAATCCCTGGAGCGTCTTTTGTAAGACTCGTTATTTTTATCGCACCAATCGCTATATGCTTCGTATAGCTTCCCGCCTTGCTCCTCATAGTCCCCGATCTCGCAGCACTCATACACAAAATTACCGATCCAGTCTTCCGATTCCCGGTATTGTTTTGTGTTTTTATTGACAGCTTCCGGGATTTTTAGCTGATACTTATTTGCAACGTACTTGATTGCGCCGTCGATAATCCAGGACAATATCGCGTCGCCGTCCACCTTGTACAGCAGGCTCGCAAAGTCCTTGATCTGCCTGTCGGATTGTATGTTCGCCTTAAAAGGCACGACCAAAATCCTTCTCCATGTACCGACGTCTGTACTGGATACCTTCGGCAAAAAATTTGTCGCGACAATAAGCGTATGCGACGGCAGGAACGTCCTGTCCTTTTGATATAGGTCCCGGCCGGTGATCGGGTCCGTGCTGGCAAGCCTCTTAAGCATTGCGCTGGATAGCCGGCGGCCTTCCTCCGTCTCTACTGCGGTTACGAATCGCTTGCCGCTCACCTGCGTAATGCCCAGGGGCTGCTTGCCGTCCTTCTGGACCATAAGCAACTCGGGATTTATGGAATAGGCATAATCCCCGAACACCTTGCTTATTGCATTCAGGAAGGTCGATTTGCCGTTCTGCCCGTTGCCGTGAAACATGCACATCCCCTCGAAAAACACCTTGCCTATCGCCGCCATGCCGCACACGTCCCGCAAATATGCCGCCAGTTCCTCGTCTTCACAGGTTATGAGCTTGAGGAAATCATAAAACAGTTCAAATTTCTTTCCCGGCTCGTAGTTGGCGCCGGCAATCTTGCTCATTTTGTGGACCGGATCATGCGGCATCAGCTCACCGGTGCGCAGGTCCACTATTCCATTCTGGCAATTGAGCAGGAACGGGTCTGCGTCCAGTTCCTCCGATGTGATCGGAAGGTCCCCCTTCGCTAACTCCAGCATGGATTTGATCGCCTTTTCGCTTCGTCCCTTGGCGGCCTCCCTGAACAGTTTGTTTGCGGCAGCCTGGGCCTCCGGCGTTCCTGCCTTTCTTTGAGCTTCTACAGCTTCGGATACCATCTCCTCAATAACCGTTTTTGCCATTTGGAGGACCGCGAGCCTGCGGTCCTCCTCCCAGCACTTACCGTTCCAAACGAGCCAGGCTTTGGTCTCCTGGCACCAATAAAGCTTGCCTACGTAGGTATCCGAAAACCTTTTGCTCCTGCCCAGGTCGCTGGTGATATCTCTTTCCCTTTCCGTTTGAAGGGGCGGAGACTCATTGACCAGTGCGTCCAGGCCCGCATCTATCTCCGGAGGCTCCTCACGCTGCTTCTTTTTCCTGGGCCGCGGCGGGGAATATACCTCCCCGCAATCCGCAATAGCCTTCGTAATAGTTATCTCCCCGTAGGTTCCCGCCTCCCCGCGGCGCTCATCCCATTTCGGGCGGAACAAGCCGGACCGGCGGTATAATCTGTCCATGACTGCCGCATTTCTGCCAGCGTAAAACGCAAGGAGATTGCATAG